CGTCACCTAAGATAACATAATCAGTGAATGATCCAACACCATAATGTGCGCGATAAGCTGCCTGCGCCACTAAAAAGTGGTGCACCCAAGCAAGTGAAGCCCATGATGATAAGGCTCCTATAGGTTGACCTGTACCATAACGGACTGTACGAGGAGAATCACTTGGAAAGTTCTTCAGTGTACCGGGTTTACTCGATAAACCTACCGAGAAATCCCGATCCGCTAGAAGAGAAATCCAAGACTCTGCTCTCTCGCGTCCTATAATAGGACTGAAAGAATCGATATAGAGTTGTCGAGGGATTAAATCCGTGGCAGCTCTAAGATCGAATGAGTAGAGTGGAAGGTTCCGCTCACTCACTTTCTGAGAGAAAAGGCGGACAGTGAGGTTTTGATTAGCAGTCGCATCACAAAGACCAAAAGCACTCAGGCCCTGCATGAGAAAGTTGTGAACCGGTCGCAGCATAATCTGAGATAGATTATCTACGATCGCGAATACACGAACCTTACCGGCGGCCTCCAGTTTTGTTGATAAACGACCCAATGGTAAATCTTCGATACCGTGATCTCCCTCATGTTCTTGAACATGTATGGAGGCCTCAGGCTCGATAAATTTCCAAATTTGATCCCAAAATAGGGTTTCAAGCGGGTTCCACGCTTTCTGGAACCGATACATAATCGGATATAACCGGAAACGTGGTGAGTTTAAAGCTCGAATGATATCATTCACTAGAGCACCAACAGAAATAGAGGAAGTCGGCCCTGCAGAAGTCTGAGGAAAGAACGTCCATTGCATCCGGAACGACCCATAAACAGGTATTGCCGGAAAGCAATCACGTCTTTGTTCCCATAAATACCGGAACAGCTTACCGGACACTATTGAAAATTCAGTAGTGTCAGGCAATTTAGGATGCGGTTGCGTAATCGTAGATATATCTGCTTTAGCGCCAGTGGAACTGAATCCTTTATAGGAAAACAGCCAAGAGCCGACAAAGCGGATCATACCTACATCTCGCTGTCTAATTCCCACACGGACCGTTAAAGGAAGCCAAGCCGGTAGCCCGTGAATTAATTTCACGGCTACACCGTATTGCCACGAATTAATTTGTGGCTCTCCACCAATATATTTGAAAACATATAGGTAAGAGGCTTTCAGGTATAAGATAAATTGAGGGACCCCATTATGTGTAAGAATACGACGTAAGTTTCTTAATGAACTTACTAAGATTCGCCCTTGAGATAATCGGTCTGTACCTATCGAAAGACGAGTTAAGAAAATTAACCACGTCTGGAAGATAGCCTGGATATTACTATCCAGAGGAAAGATCGTAAAACCTGAGGAAGGAGATTTCGATCGGTAGGGTCTCATAAAAGAGTATCCCAACCAAGAGAAAACTTTTCCAAGAATGGATTGCGTCTCGGGGGTTATGCTAGTTTGCGACGGTGTAGAAGCTGGAGGGGTTCCACTAGGTCCCCCACCAGAATCACCAGGTCCTGGGCGCCGAGAAGCAGGTGTCGCCAAAACAATAATGGCACCCTCTGCTGAGGCATAAGCTCGAACCATTCGTATAAACTCACCGGGGAGAAGATACAAAATGTCAGTTGAATCCACTGGATTAACAATGGCATACTTCGAACCTTCTACAAGTTCCCAACGGATTTGTCCATATAATGGATGATCCTTACGGTCGAACAGAGTAGGACTGGTGTGAAAGTTTCGTAATGAAACAGTTAAAACGATTGGTAACATGCTAAATTATTATGATGCGGACATCATGTCTGTTTCGTAGTAAGTGAAGCACCGAGTTCCAAGGAAAAGCCTATCAGGTAGTACCCTTCTGTCCCTCTCTCGAGGGGAAGCAGATCGAGCCTACCAGCCCATTATTTGAGGGTGAATTCCTGGTTTGTTCATGTGCTAACCTCCTCCCCGGACCGCGTATTAATCCGCGACAGTATTAGATTACTGACCCCGTGGGGGAGTAAGGCACCAAACTCTCTTAGGTCATGAGGCTTGGGAGGCGCATCCTATCGAACATCGGATCAGTAATTGCCAACCAAATAGGTTAGGTACTGCGATCTGATGGCCTTTCAGAGGCTATTTCGATGACTCGCTTCCATTGCTTCCATGATAAATATTCCTGATCAAGGAGTAGTAAAGTACGATGCTGACATCTTATGCTCATACCCCGTTTCGGAGGTATGAATCGTACAGTCAGGGGTTATCACCTACGAACCAGTAGACTAAATCTAAAACTACAGGCTCGAGCCTTCGCATCTCTGCGTTGGTTATTAGCTTGGAAGATAGAAACGGGGACTCAATGAGGTTCAGAGAGACTGGGACACACCGGAATCTTCCGTCATCAGATTCAGATGAACCTGAGGTATGAATGTCACCCAAAGGAGAAA